ATGTTAATTGCAGTCCACACCAAGCTCCGTCTGTTAAATCAGTGGGAATCACTGGTCAACTTACTGGTAGCCGTGCTGACCTAATGATTCTTGATGATATCGAAGTACCCGGTAACTCCATGACAGAACTCATGCGAGAAAAACTACTGCAACTATGCACAGAAGCAGAATCTATTCTTACTCCTAATGATGATAGTAGAATTATGTATCTGGGTACTCCTCAGACTACCTTTACTGTTTATCGTAAGCTAGCTGAGAGGTCCTACAAGCCCTTTGTTTGGCCTGCTAGGTATCCTAAGAAGGTAAGTCAATATGAAGGGCTTCTAGCGCCTCAACTGGTAGCTGATATTGATAGTGGTGCTGATATTTGGGATGTTACTGACCCTGATCGTTTTGATAATGATGATCTACTAGAACGTGAAGCATCTATGGGTCGTAGTAACTTCATGCTTCAATTCATGTTAGATACTTCCCTTAGTGATGCAGAAAAATTCCCACTTAAAATGGCAGACCTTGTGGTTACTTCCGTTAATCCTACTACTGCCCCTGATTCTGTCGTCTGGTGCTCAGACCCGAAAAATGTCATCAAAGAACTCCCAACTGTTGGTCTCCCTGGAGATTATTTCTATTCTCCAATGCAGCTCCAAGGAGAATGGTTACCTTACACCGAAACAATCTGCTCAGTTGATCCGTCGGGAAGAGGCACGGATGAAACGGCGGCAGCTTATATCTCCCAACGCAACGGTTTCCTGTACTTGCACAAAGTGTCGGCTTATCGAGACGGGTACTCCGACAAAACATTACTCGATATTTTAAAAGGTTGTAAAAAATATAACGTTACTAAACTTGTAATTGAAACTAACTTTGGTGATGGTATCGTAGCAGAACTCTTTAAAAAACACCTACAGCAAACAAAACAAGCAATTGACGTAGAAGAGGTACGCGCTAATGTCAGAAAAGAAGACAGAATTATCGATTCACTTGAACCTGTTCTTAATCAGCATCGCCTTGTCGTTGATCGTTCTGTTATTGACTGGGATTTCAAGTCCAACCCTGAAGATCCACCTGAAAAACGACTCCTCTACATGTTATTCTACCAAATGAGTAGAATGTGCCGTGAAAAAGGTGCAGTAAAACATGATGACAGATTAGATTGCTTAGCACAAGGTGTTAAATACTTTACAGATGCTATGGCAATTTCTGCTCATGAAACAGTTAAACAACGGAAACGTGATGACTGGAAAGATCTTATGGATGCTTGGCTTGATGATCCTCAATCTGCAGCATCTCATATGGCATTTGGTATGAATTTAGAGCAAAGACAACGTGCTAGACAACTAGACAACAAAAAGTCAGTACCTACCTGGGTTTAGAACCGATGTCGGATTAATACAGGGAGAGGATAGGGTGGACCTCCCCTGTAGGGAGTAGACAAGCCATCAAAGATGTCTTCCTACTCCCTTTATTAATGTCCAGGTCGAACGAAGTGAGACGGACATTCTGTAAGAACCACCTAAAGCCCTACCGGGCTAAAAGACACAAAATTTACTGAATCTAAATACACAATGTTGACGATGAATGTCAACTCTGTGAATCTTATTACTACCACCCCTATTAATATGCATAGTATTGAGTATATTCATTCTACTCCTGATGGTGATAACCTCGTAGCTTATATGGCTAGAGTATCTAATCCTAAGAATCAAAATAATACTTCCACAGCACCTAAGCTTATTAAATACCTTATTAATCATAAGCATTGGTCCCCTTTTGAAATGGTAAGCATGTGTATTAAGATTAATACCACACGCTCTATTGCATCCCAAATTCTTAGACATAGATCATTCTCCTTTCAAGAGTTCTCTCAACGTTATGCTCAAGTAATTGATACACCTTCTATTCCTGATCTTCGTAGTCAAGATACATCTAATAGACAAAATAGTATTGATGACTTTGATCCAATAGAAAAACAACACTTCCAAATTCAATTACAACAACACTATGACCAAGCTATGCACCTGTATCAACAGATGCTTCAAGCTGGTGTAGCTAAAGAATGTGCAAGAGAAGTATTACCTCTATCTACTCCTACTACTCTCTATATGCACGGTAATCTTAGATCTTGGATTCATTATATTGATTTGCGTATCTCTAATGGTACTCAAAAAGAACACATGGTTATTGCTCAACAATGTCAACAACTTGTTAAACAATACTTCCCTGCAGTAGCTTCTGCTGTCTGGGATTGATAATAACGTACGTTCATCCTTCGGGACGCATGATACCTAACTATGGAACGGGAGTTAGGTCTTTATTATCTCTATCATGTCTAACATCGTTACTCGTTTTATTCTTAAGCAACAGTCCAAAGCTAAGCAGTACAAGACTGAATGCCTGCGCTATCGTGGCGTAAGCTATAAAAAATGACAAAAATTTGAGAAGCCTATTAACGTAATAGACGGACGCCCTGCACCCCGTGTGGGGTATCCGTAACACACACGATTGCACCTGCCCCGGTACATCTAACACGTCGCACTGTATGTAACACTTAAGCACTGGCTGTGTGGTGTGCATATTGTGTGATCTGTCTGCCGACTATGTTACAGATAGCCGAGATCCATTGGTATGACTGGCTTTTGGTCATTGATAAGCAGAGCTGATCACTACATAAGCAAGGCTAATAACCGTTGCTACCACTAGGCTTTGACCAATGATGGTACAGCTTGATACACTCAGCCCGATCCAACCGCTGCTACCATCAGACCATACTCTTCTTTGATGTTGAGAGTATCTCGACTCTCCCTGAAAGGGTGAGGAGAGTCTCGAAACTTCAACCAGAAGAGATGAGACCAACCGACAACCGAATAAGCTGAGCTGCCGCTTCGGCACTGTGCCAACCAGCAAAGCTGCACAACCTCCTTGACAACCTGCCACCATCCAGGCAATGATGGTTATCGAACCTTGACAACTGAACTGACTGCGTCACTGACGTTACCTTGCCCGGCGATTGGGCTTCCAAGCACAGCTTGGTTGGATACACTCACGACAACCGCAGTACCAGCTATGCTGGATGCCGATGCACAGGCTAGATTGCTCATGCACACCACGACACAGCCAGCTGTGGACTCACCTTCGACTGGGTGAGCGTGGTCTGACGACATCACGGTCGTCAATTGTTCACTTTACTTTCATTCATTATGTTCGACAAACTGTTCGACAACATCATGGTTCGTCACGGTCACAGTGACTGTGCTGATTACATCATTGCTAACGTCAAGGAAGGTACTGCCTTTGTCCGCTATCAGAATGGACGTGGTTACCTGTACACCAACGTGTCTCGTCGTGCATTGCTCAACCTTGTGATGAACGACAACATCAGCCTTGGTCGTTGGATCAATGATTGCCTGTTGTTTGTTGATAGCAAGTGCGCCAAGTTTGGCACTGCTAATCAAGTTAATCTTGCTTACTGAGCTGATTAACAACTGATCAATTGTCCTTTATTCTCTATACTAACTAACTATGTTTCACGTTTACTATCTCACCAATGATGGTGAGTACATGCTCACCTCACGTCATCATGATGAGGATGATGCTTGCAATGCAGTGGATGCATTGAGTGATCGTATGCCCAATGCATACTGTGACTACGTCTACAAGGACGTGGATTAATAAATACAACACAGCTAAGTAAAAGCTTGCAGCTAGGTGCAATGCCTAGCCTGTGTCTTGACACACTTTAGTGTCAAATTGTTCACTTTCGTATTACACATGACCATCTACAACGCTGACGCACATGATTACCTGTGCGACACGTATGACATGGACGCACTCAAGGACATAGCCGAATACGGCTGTGAATCTGGTTGTGCTCATGCTCACATCTACTACAAAGACACGATTGAATTCTATGACCAGTATTGGGAACGAATTCATGATGATTTCAAGCTCATCTTCGGTGAGAACATTATCAAGGCCGCACTAGATGCTGGCATGGACACAATTCAATCCATCCAGAACTGGTGTACTTGGTGGTTCATCGAGAACTATGCACAGCTTGCAGTTGATACCTGCGCTTGATTGTACATTCAGGTATAGGTTCAAGCCTCCATGCCAGGTGCAATGCCTGGCTTACCTATTACCTCTCAATGAGAGAGGTTTACTTTCTCACAATGACATTCAATGTAATTCTTGAAGACAACTGGACAAACAAATTAACGTTTGCAACAGTTGAAGATTGCAAGGACATGGATGATCTTATTGATCATATCCATGCTGAGTTTCCAAGTCACACTATCGAACAAATCAAGGAGGTTAACTGATGTCTGACTACACACAACTCCACGAGAACGTGGACAACTGGTATGATTCATTGAATGACGCGCATGAACATGCATGGGATGACAACAACAAGAGTGTTGTTTATCCAAGGTTTCATCAATACATGTACGCATACCTGTCTTGTATTGAAGAGTTCAGTGACGATCACGAATGACTGACTACATCTTCAAGGACATAGATTCATACCATCGTATGATTACTATGTCTGGAGATACACAACTTGCTGCTCAATGTAAGTTACCTATTGGACATTGGCAATGTATCTTCAAGGACGTGAATGGTATTATTTATAATGCCAACACTGACAACACATTCACACGTATCAACTAATGATCTGGTCTGAAACTAACATCATCCTTGCTATCATTGGCATGGTAGGATTACTGTCAACGTTCACAATCATCACACGGACGCGGTCAATCAGTGCACGTTATTATGGGAAGAGATGACAACACCAAACTGGCAACATCACAGTAAGAAAGATGTAAAGCGTAAGTTAAAACCACAGGCTATGCGTTCACGCAGGGATGCACTTCAATCACTCAAACGGAAACTCCATGCCACTCCTAGGAAAAACACGTTATGATGACTATGAGGTCCTTCTTGAGGACCAAGCTGGCGACCTACATATCACGTACGTCGTAGCTCCCAACAGTGAGCAGGCTGCATGGTCTGCTATGGAGCTATCCACACAGCGCAATTGTACACTTAAGGACGTGAGGATGTGTGATGAGTGGTAAGTACTACCCAAACAACTGGGAAGCTATTCAGGATGCACCTGATGAGATGTTTGATTCATGTACTTGGGAGGAGTTCCATGATTGGAGAGTATGTGCATGGGAGATTCCTGCTTCTGTGTCATGTATTCTACGAGCTGAGAACACGAAGACTGGTAAAGTGAAGGAGCATGTTTACCAGCAACCCAAAGCAGCACAGAACAGGCTGCTACGGTACATACAGGATGGTGACTATGAGGTCACTATCTGCAATGCTGATTCTATCCACCTATTAAAACGAGGCATTTACGATGAGTCTGATCACGATTGAAGAGTACAAGGAGTTCATTGATGAGCATCCAGAGATGGAGCAATGCTATGACTTCAGCCGAGAGGCACTTGACTATTGGTTTGAGAACACTATCGAGGAGCATTGATTGGCAACACCTGCACAAATTGAGGCACAAGTAAAGTTTGAGCGAGAAGCTATTCGTCATGGACTTGAGCGATTACGTAAGAACACAAAGGACTTGGAGGAGAAAACCTATGCATCTGCAACTGTATATGGCTGCAGTAGCATTTCTACTCTTTTGCCTTTGGTTACCAGACGGATTGAAGGAACCAACAAGCGAATTCGAGAAGGTAAAACAGGAAGAGCTTTCAAGGAGATCCATGAATTCTTGGAGCCAATCGATTCAAGTGCAGCAGCAGCAATTGCGTTAAAGATTATCTTTGACAAAGTATTTGCTGTTAAGGATGCCAATAAACTACAGGACATCACCAAAGCTATTGGTGTTGCTATTGAGCAAGAAGCACAGATGCAGTTCTATGAGAAGAATTGTCCTGGGTTACTTGAAACGATTAAGAAAAATTATTGGCACAACACAACAGGAACACATCAGAAGTTTGTCATTGTACGAACACTGATTCAACGTTATGATGTACCACAATGGACACCATGGCACATAACAAATAAGATTCGATTAGGTGGCTGGCTATTAGATTGCATTATGGAATCTTGTGGTTGGTTCACAATCATCACGACATCTGATGGACGTAAGAAATCTAACTATGTAGTACCTACGCCTGAGTTCATGTCAATCAAGGACGAGGTAATGGCTACTGCAGAGTTATTCAGTCCAATTGCTTATCCGATGTTGATTGAGCCTAATGATTGGTCTGAAAATCGATCTGGTGGTTATCTTTTGAATGAGGTAATGCGAGGCCACGACATGGTTCGTCGCGGTGTCGGATTAATACAGGGAGAAACACCATACCAATTCCTGAATAAGATTCAGAAGGTTGGTTATCGACTTAATCCGTTTATAGTAGGAGTCGCTGAGACTTTACTAGAACGAGGTTATCAAGTTGGTAAGTTTGTTCCTATTGTGGAGGTACCTCTTCCACCTAAACCTGTAGATATTGCGACCAATAAAGAGAATCGTAAAGACTACAGGAGAAGGGCTGCTGAGACTATGAATCTCAATGCAGCATCTTTCAAGAAGTCATGTAGAACACGCATGACAATGGAAGCTGTAAGAATGTTCAAAGATAAAGATGAGTTCTTTATTCCTTGGTCTTTTGATTATAGAGGAAGAGCTTATCCTATCCCTGCATTTCTTACACCACAGGACACGGACTTTGGTAAGTCATTACTAAAGTTTAGTCAGGAAGCTTTCATGAACTCATATGCTGAGGAATGGTTAGCATTTCAAGTAGCTACTACTTATGGTCTTGATAAAGCTCCTATGCATGAACGTATGCAATGGGTAGCTGAGAATGATGAGGTGATTTCTGCTGTCGCTCAAGATCCTATTGGTAATCTTCCTATTTGGGAGGCAGCTGATGAACCCTGGCAGTTCTTAGCAGCATGTGATGAGTACTATCATTGTGTCATTAACTGTGATCGAAATTACACTTCTCTGCCAGTTGCAACTGATGCCACCTGCAGTGGTCTACAGATACTCGCCGGATTATGCAGAGACGCAAGAACTGCAGGTCTTGTCAATGTCCTGCCAGCAGAGCGACCCCAAGACGCTTACGCCGTCGTCGCCGAGCACGCTAAACCAAACGTCCCTGAGTCTGTAAGGAACTACATGGACAGGAAGACAGTCAAACGTGTTGTTATGACTGTCCCATACAATGCCAAGCCTCATAGTAATCGCGGATACATTCGTGAAGCATTACTTGAGAAAGGTATTGAAGTTGATAAGGATGATCTAACTGCTACTGTTAAGGCAGTACGTGATGCCATGGACGTGGTTGTTCCAGGTCCTATGGCTGCTATGAAATGGATTGAAGCTGAGGTAGCTAAAGCTATCAAGCGAGGAGCAACAGAACTTCAGTGGGTTACACCATCAGGTTTTGTGGTCACTCAGAAGCTTAACAAGAAGCTTACTGAAACTATTAAGTTGCAATTATTGGGTCGTGTTGAGATCAGGATTGCTACTGAAGATAGTGATAAGGTAGATCTTGCTCATCACAAGAACGCAACTGCTCCTAATCTTATTCATAGTCTAGATGCTAGCTTATTGCATCTTTCAGCATTACGATTCGATGCACCGATCTCACTAATACATGATTCGGTTTTGTGTCGTGCTACTGATATGTCTGAGCTATCAACTATCGTCCGTCAAACTTACATGCATCTATTTGCTGAGAACTCTTATCTGGAGTCATGGGCAGATCAAATAGGTGCTGAGACTGAACCGCCGATCATTGGAGATCTCTGCCCAGAATCCGTGATTGAATCCACCTATTTTTTCTGCTAATGCCACGCAACATTATTAAAACTGAACAGCCTGTTGTCCTTGAAGGTTATCAAGCTGTGATGAAACCTAGCAAGTTTGGTTATTCTCTTGCTACGACTGTTGGTCAGCAGCTAGTTGACAAACTAGAAGATGATCGAACTGAAACACTGAAGTGGGCTGAGTCTAAACTCAAGAACCCTAAGCGTAGTGTATTGAAACCTGAACCATGGGAGGAGGTAGCTGATGGTCAATACAAGATCAAGTTCTCCTGGAATGAAACCAACAAGCCACCTGTTGTTGACACTGAAGGAACTCCAGTTACAGATGAATCAACACCTGTATATTCTGGATCAAAGGTCAAGATCGCGTTCTATCAGAAGCCATATATTCTTAAGGATGGTGTTACTTATGGTACTACGCTTAAACTTGTTGGTGTGCAAATTGTGTCTCTCAACAGTGAAGCAGGAGTTGACACAGGAGACATGAACGCTGAGGATGTTGCTGCATTGTTTGGCAATACCCAAGGCTATAAAGCTAGTGATCCAAATGTTGTTACTGAATCCATTGAAGATGAGGTAGACTTCTGATGACTGTCACTACTGAAGATGGAGGTCGTCAGAACCTCTTTGCAAAAGAACCACCTATGGAGATTATGGACGTGTACGAAACCCACAATGAAAAGGCTGAGAAGCTTAATGGTCGTCTTGCTATGCTTGGTGTCATGGCGGCTTTGGGCGCTTATGCTCTGACTGGTCAGATCATTCCCGGTATCTGGTAATGGCTTTCCGATCAGGACTTGAAGAGAAAGTCGCTGATCTGATGGTAGAGTTAGGAGTAAAGTATGAGTATGAATCTACTAAGGTTCCTTATGTGATTCAACATAATTATACTCCTGACTTTCTTCTACCAAATGGGGTGTATTTAGAGTGTAAAGGATATTGGGAACCTGATGATCGTCGTAAGATCAAGGCGGTTAAAGAACAAAACCCTGACCTTGATATTCGTATGGTCTTCCAATCACCTTTCAATAAGATCAGTAAGAAATCAAAAACTACATACGCACAATGGTGCGACAAACACAATATACCTTGGACGAGTTTTGCAAACATTCCAGTCGAATGGCTCGTCTGAGTTTCTTAGACATGAGCCATGTTCCACTTGTGGTTCGTCTGATGGATTAGCAATTTATACAGACGGACACACCTATTGCTTTGTGTGTCATGAGTGGTCACCTGGCACCAATGCTGTTGTTCACAATCACACAATGACCACCACCTATAAAGGTCAAGCACAGCGACTATCAAAACGCAATATCTCTGAGAAGACTTGTGAAAGATTCAAGATCTACAGAGATGGAGATTTATTACGTTTTCATTACCATAATATTGATGGCAAGGTTATCGGCGCGAAGATTCGCACAGCTAACAAAATCTTCAGCTACGAAGGCGACACAGAAGGAACTTTCTTTGGTCAACACTTATGGAAAGGTAGTGGTAAGCGAATTATCATTACTGAAGGAGAGCTTGATGCAGCAAGCTACGCTGAATTCAATCCGACGTGGGATGTTGTATCATTACCCACAGGAGCAGCTGGAGCAAAGAAAGCAGTCCAAAAAAATTACCAATTCTTACAAGGATACGAAGAGATCGTCCTTTGGTTCGATAATGATGAGCCGGGCCAGGAGGCTGCTAAAGCGGCTGCCGGGGTATTACCACCTGGCAAGGTTTCGATAGCCCGTCTAGCGGCTTACAAGGACCTCTCAGACGCTTTACAAGCTAATGATAGGCAAGCTGTTGATGATGCATTTTTCAAGAGGTCAGAATATAGACCTGATGGTATCATTGATGGTAAGTCTCTGCTTACAGAGATCACAACACCCAACCCACCTAATGATCATGACTACCCATTTCAAGGACTGCAAGACATCTTGCACGGGATACGGTATGGAGAGCTTGTCACGATCACTGCAGGATCTGGTATCGGCAAGTCCAGCTTCTGTAGGGAACTTGCAGCTTCTCTTTTACAAACAGGAGAACGGGTCGGTTACTTGGCACTTGAAGAATCAAACCGCCGTACTGCTTTAGGATTGATGTCCTCTGCCGTAGGCAAACCACTTCATCTTGGAGAACATAGCCATGCGGAACTTACGGAGGCATTTGATGCTACAATGGCTGCTTGGGATTTGTTTCTATTTGATGGCTTTGGGTCTTATGATCCTGATGTTATTTATAATCGCATTGAATATCTCGCTTCTGGTCTCGATTGTAAGATCATTTTCTTGGATCATCTTTCCATTCTTCTTAGTGGTTTGGATGGTGATGAAAGACGAATGATTGATACAACAATGACTAGACTGAGATCACTTGTCGAAAGAACAGGTATCGCCCTGTTTCTTGTATCACATCTACGCCGTACAACTGGAGACAAAAACCATGAAGAAGGAGCACGAGTTACACTCGGGCAGTTGCGCGGATCTGCTGCAATCGCTCAACTCAGCGACTCAGTCATTGGATTGGAGAGAGATCAACAATCCGACAAAACTGGAGGCTCTACGACTGTTAGAGTGCTTAAAAATCGTTATTCTGGCGAAACTGGAGTAGCCTGTACACTGACTTATGACCTTGAAACCTGTCGATTCGATGAAACAGAACCAGAAAAAGAGTTTGACCCAACCACAGATTTTTGATGAAGAGATGTACGCATATTTTGAATCGACTACCAGTGATTGGACTGAAGCGCAAGAGCTTTACGACGATTGGCAGAGATCGCAGATTTATCCGTACAACTTGAAAGTCCCTAAACCTCCTACGCCCGAGATGATCAAGCGAGCACAGTTCGTTGATAAAACTTATGTATGGAACAAGAAGTGAGTCTTATCTTTGATATTGAGACTAATGGGTTATTGAAAGATGTTTCTACCATCCACTGCCTTGCTATTTACGATCTCAACACAAAGGAAACTATCTCGTATAACGACACGGGTTCTACAGAACCTGTTGTACGTGGGATACAACGACTACAAGATGCTGATTGCATCATTGGTCATAACATCATTGGTTATGATTGTCCTGTTATTCAGAAACTTTATCCTTGGTTTAGTGAACCTACTCTTGTAGTAGACACATTACTATTATCCAGACTGTATCATCCGAACATGATTTCAGTAGATAAAAAGAATAACTGGAAACATATGCCATTGAAACTATATGGCAGACATTCCCTTGAGTCCTATGGTTATCGTCTAGGTGAATTTAAAGGTTCATTCAGCAAAGATACGGATTGGCAAGATTGGTCACAAGAGATGGAAGATTATTGCATACAAGACGTTCACGTTACCACCAAACTATGGGATCACTTCCAAAAATACCTGAATGGGTAAAGCTGGAACATCAAGTACAGAAAATCCTTACTCAACAAGAAATTCATGGATGGAGATTTGACTCAGTTGCTGCATGGAAACTTGCATCTACTCTCAGACAAGAGCTTCAAGAGACTGAAGAATCATTACGCAGGAGACACCCTTACATTGCAGGAGCAGAATTCACTCCGAAACGAGATAACCGCACGCAAGGATATGCGAAGGGTGCATCCTTTACTCGACTAAAAGAACTAAACCCCACATCAAGAGATCATATCGCATGGATATTGCAACAGTACTATGGCTGGAATCCAAAGCAGAAGACAACTACTGGGAAACCAGTTATAGACGAAGTTATACTGACCGAGATTGGATCTCCGATTGCTATGGAGTTCCTGAAATGTTTGACGGTAACGAAAATGCTTGGTCAGATCTCGGAAGGCACGAACGCTTGGCTGAAGCTGTGTACGAAACATGAGCGAATTCATCACCATTGTAGTGTCGCAACTAACACTCATCGCTGTGCTCACCGTAATCCTAACCTGGCACAGGTGAACAGTGATGAACGATTTAGAAGACTCTTTATACCAAGCCCGGGTCTATGTATGGTCGGCGCTGACCTGTCTGGTATTGAGTTGCGTATGCTCGCTCACTATCTTGCTAGGTACGACGGCGGAAGGTATGCAGAAATCCTCCTCAATGGAGACATCCACCAAACCAATGCCGATAAAATAGGCATTACACGTAAACAAGTCAAGACAGTAACGTATGCGTTTCTATACGGTGCTGGTGACGAAAAGATAGGACATTCATTCGATGCACAACTCTCATCCACAGCAGCAAAACGGAAAGGTAAAGAGATCCGTTCTGCTTATGTTGAAGCGGTTGAAGGACTCGGTGACCTCTTGGAAGCTGTTAAGAAAGCTTCTGAAAAAGGATCCATACGATCTATCGATGGTCGAAAAATTGAAGTCGATTCACCTCACAAAGGACTCAACTACCTACTTCAATCGGGAGCAGGAGTGGTCGCAAAGAGATGGATGGTAATCAATCAGGACACTATTAAACAAGCGCAGATATGTGCATCACAACTAGCTTTTATTCATGACGAATTGCAATTCGAGTGTGCTCCCGAGCACGTCGGAGACTTACAAACATCCCTGGTATTCAGCGCTAGAGCAGCTGGCGAGTACTATAAACTTAGAGTCGGGATCGACGCAGAAGCCAAGCAAGGAAACAGTTGGGCTGAAGTCCATTAAGAAGTGCGCTAATTGTAAGAGGTGGGATGATGCTTCTACCATGCGATATAGTAAACGTAATGGTGCTTATTATCATCACGAATGTAATAGCATACAACTTAAAAATAGTAGAATTTGTAAAAAGTATCTCAGTGACTCAGCGCCAAAAGGGCTAAGGCATCCAGTAATTGGCAAATGCCTAAATTGTAAAAACTTTGATTTAAAAAGTACCTTTGATTATAAAAACAGGGAACATATTTGTTGCACACAAATACGGTCTAAAAATTCTGCCAAAATGAAAAAACACAAAACAGATACCTGTGCATTCACTGGTCTACCCTTCGGCTCTAAGTCTGAAATGAAGCCAGTTGGTGACCATGATCACGATACACTTCTGTACCGTGGACATATCTGGTCTGCTGCTAATCGTCTAGAAGGTGCTGCTAAGTTCATTATGGATGAAGCGGGATGGACAGTTGATGATCTATGTGAAGCACTGAAAAATTACCTTGCCAAACCTGGCATGGACATCGGACTTGAACCATATCCAGTACTTGGCTATGCAACACCAGAAGAAGCTCTGGCAAATCTATCCACTAACGTATAATGCTATACTCAAACAAAAAGAAAAAAGAAATCAAGTCAACTAAGAAATCTACTCGCCAAGGTCAGGGCAATCTTTCCAAACCAAAAGGTGATAGGAAGATGAGCCGAGGACAAGGTAAATGACTACACTGTTGATCGATGCTGATTATATCGTTTACAAAGCCTGTGCTGCTGCTGAATACGACATTGATTGGGGAGATGATGTCATCATGGTCGGCTCAAGCTTTTCTGAAGCGTATAACGGAGTTACTAGAGACATCAATCGTATTAAGTCAGAATTCTTTGATCCTGATGTCATTTTATTCTTCAGTGATTCTGTTAACTTTAGGAAGCGTGTTGACCCAGACTACAAAGGACACCGCAACAGGAAGAAACCATGTGGATACAGGCGAGTAATTCAGAAACTACACGATGAATATCAAGTTATTCGTATGCCTGAACTAGAGGCTGATGATGCTCTTGGTATTTACGCAACATCGAATGATGACTGTGTAATTGTTAGTCCTGATAAAGATATGCGTCAGATTCCAGGTAGATTGTACAACATGGACGAGATGTTCACAATCACGCCTTCTGAAGGTTGGGAATGGTTTCTAATCCAAACACTGGCAGGTGATTCTACTGATGGTTACTCTGGTGCACCTGGCTTCGGTATAAAAACTAGTAAAAAATTTTTTGATGAATATGGATACACTTGGAAAAGTGTTGTCCAGGCGTTTGAGCAAAAGAATCTGACAGAAGAAGATGCTTTGCGAAACGCACGGCTAGCAAAGATCCTTACTTCAGATGACTATGACAACGGACCGATCCTCTTCACTCCCACCGTTTCCGATAACGAGTCTAACGGTGGAGCAGGAATTCAAGATGAGACAACTGACTGATGGTGTAGAGAAAGCTAGCAAGGAAGACTTGATT